ACCCTGCTGCTGGCCGTAACCACCGTCAAAGCCGCCGCCGTAACCACCGCCGTAACCACCGCGACCACGACCACCGCCGTAACCACCGCCGTAACCCTGCTGCTGGCCGTAACCACCGCCGTAACCCTGCTGCTGGCCGTAACCACCCTGCTGCTGCGGGGGCAAAAACTGGCTCTGGAAGGGCTGCGAATAGGGGTTCATCTGCTGCTGCTGGGGCGGCTGCCATGACTGCTGCGGGGGCTGATATGCCTGCTGCGAAGGTTGGTAGGGGCTAGTAGGCGCAGAGTTGTTCCCAGACGTAGTAGGGCCTGAGCCGCCGCCGGTAGGAGTTCCTGCACCCATAACTTTAATCCTTTACTTCTTTTTGAAGCCTTTTAGCATTTCAGCAAAACGAGCCCGCTGACCAAGCTTACCGGGGGCCTTAGTGGCCTTAGCCAGTTTACCAGCCGGGATGGGCTCGCCCTTCTTAGCATGCAAGGCAGAACGAAGGGCACCGGGCTTCTTGATAGCGCCTTTAATCCAGTTGACCTTACCGCCCTTGGCCTTGTTCTTCGTGACCAGATCATCGCCACCCTTGTATTCCCCAGTAGGAGGAAGCGGAGTGTTATCGGGCTTGGGCTTGGGGGCCGGGGGCTGGGGTTTCCGTTCGTTTGCCTTGTTGATCTTATCAAAGTCGTCCTTGACAGAGTCCCCGCGACCAAACTTCTTCACGTTACCACCCTTAGCGTACATGCTAACCTCGTTCGGATCATCCTTTCGGGTGATCGTCTTTGCCTTGGGCATCTTAGAGGGGGACATAATGCCCATACCCCGGGACGGCCTCATCTTAGCACTTGCCGCCATTCTTCATGGTGACCTGCTTGGCCTTGGTCTTGCCGCGAGCAGCAATACCGTTAGCGGAAGTGCGGAACGAACCACCCGAAGCCATCTTCTTCGCGGAGCCACCCTTCTTCATGCCCATCGGGGGAGTAGCGGGAGCGCCCATCGGGACAGCGCCCATCGGGGAGGGACCAGCACCACCAGCGCCAGCAGCGCGAGCGGCCATAACTTTACCCAACATATTGCCAAGAGCAGCAGCCTTGGCACGACTAACTTTAGCAGGTTTCTTCATAGCTTTAGTCCTTTTGGTTAATTCAATTTCCGGTTTTAACGAGTCCGTCAATTTTGTTTTCAAGTCGTAAAACAGCCGCATCAAAGCGGTCACCCAGTTTGTCAAGATCACGGCTGTACTCCGCTCTAGTAATATGGTCCCGGGCGATCTCTTCCCGGGTCTTGTTCATAAGGATACCCAGACGAGAGAGCTCGTCAAAGGCGTTCTTAAAGATAAAACCCATCATTGCCACGATAGCGCTCAAAATAACGTTCCAAACCATCATTTCCATGTCAACATTTCCACGCCCGTAGGCTCTTATTTATGCGGCTATCGGGGTCGTTAGCGGTTTTGGCGCTAGTGAGCTTCTTCTTCATCCCGGACATCCGGGCACAAAATGACTTCTTGCGGCTACCGCCTTCAGGCTGGGGGCGCTTCAGGCCGGGTTTCCCGGGGTTGGCGGCGTTGTAGGAAGCTCGGCCTTTGGCGTTTAGACCGCCCTTGGGGTTCTTGCCTTCCTTGCGCGTCCAAGCCGGGGATTTAGCCATTAGCGCATTTTTCCCCTAGTTTTGCCCTTCTGGGCAATGCCGTCACCGCGCTTGGAAGCGGAGGACTTAACGGAACCGCCCTTAGCGTACTTCTTAACCGCACCACCCTTGCGCATACCGGGCTGCCTTGCAGCTTGCCCAGCGGCAGTTGAAGCAGCAATTCTGTCTACGACAGCTTTTTTGTCGGCTGCGTCTTTATCCGACGCTACTTTTTCATCTGCTGCGGTTTTAGCGAGCGAATCTGCTTTCCCTAGAAGGTTACCAAAAGTACCTTTGCCTTCCAACGCCCCCAAAAGAGGGGACATTTCATACAGAATATTAGCCATTGGACACCTTCTGGTCAGGGACTATCATGGGGTAGAGCACGTCGCGGCCAAAGTCGCCCTTGTACTCCTGCACGCCCATGTGACCCAGCTTGATGGTGGGGTCGATCCAGACTTCGAAGCCTTCGGCCCGGGCGCGGTCACAGAAGAGGAAGTCCTCCCCCATGTAGCCCTCGTCGGTCACCTTGAAGTCAAACATGGCGTTCAGGCGGCGGTTAGACCGCTTGTCGTCATACTCCCACTCGGGGTGCTTCTGGGTCAGCGTCTCGAAGACTTCGCGGCGTATCAGCATAAAGGCAGTAGCCACCCGGGTCGCACGGACTAGGCCCATACCGTTCATGGTCAGTTCGCCGTTCGCGTCGTAGTCGAGGTCAGCAATATAGACCTTATCGGTGCTGCGCGTGCGGGGAACCCCGGCGACGATGCCCTTCTTGGGGTCCGAACCCCAAGCCATAAGCCGTAAAACGTCATCCGGTTCGAAGTTAATGTCGGAATCAATGAAGAGCAGGTCCGTGCAGTCGGACTCCAGCATGTCCTTAGCCAGCAGGTTGCGGGCCCGGGAAACCACCGAACAACCGCAAATACTGCCGATCTGGATGCTGATACCGTGCTGACCTGCGGACTGGGCAAAGCTAGCCAACGACACTGCCAACTTCAAGGAAACCTTGAAATCGTAGGCTGGCAGGGCGATGAAGAGACGCCTTCCCGCTAGTTCGTAACCCTTGGTTGCTGCCACAACATCACCCGTAGAACAGGGTTGTAGTCAGGTTAGCAAGCAGGCCCACATAAATACCGTTCTCGGCAAGGATGCCTTCCCCGGGGATAACGATGGGGAAAGAAACGGCGTTATAGCTATCCGCTTCCAGAAGGATATTTGCGTACATCGTCACGTTGCCCGAAGTAGTCAGGCTCGCCGTGGTGATCGTGAAGGCGTTGGCAGAGGTGACGGTGACAGCGTAGGAGTTGTTCGTCGTACCGCTTCCCGTAGTGAAGTTCAGCCAAACCCTGTCGCCAGTAGCCAGACCGTGGGCGGTAATAGTTACCGTACACGTGGTAGTACCGGGGATGTTGTAAGTACCTGTCTGGGCAACATTATTCGCAAATACAACGGTTCTAGCCGCTGCCGCAGCGTCAGCAGAAACAACAGCCCCCTTCAGGCGGGTACGGAAACTAACCGCAACGCCTGAAGCCTGCATGTGCTTAGACTTGACATCATATTGCATAGCCATATCGGCCTCCTATTACGAGGTGGCGAACGGTGTTGCGATGGTGCCCGAGCCGATTACCACACCCGAAACAAGCCACTGGGTGGAGTTCAGCGCCGTGAATGTGACGTAGGAACCAGCAATACCGCCCGTGGTCGTGCCGTTCAGGTTAACCGAGCGGATGGAAGTGCCGTTAGCTGCAAAGCCGTTGACCGTGTCGGTGGTGTCCGTGTCGATAACCAGCGCGGAACCGAGCAGGTACTGCGAAGCCGCAGTGATAACCTTCCAAGTCGTGGCAGCGGTCTGGAGCGCAAAAGTGAAGGAAACACCCATGTTATTCAAGGTGTTAGGGTCGCTACCGGGACCGGACGAAACCGGGTCAGCCGTGGCATTGAGCGACGGCAGGGTGATAACCAGCGTAGCGTCGTTGGTGCGGATGACACGCCCAGCATAGGTGGCGACATCCAGTGTAAGGGTATTCGTGTTGTCGGGCAGGTTAATAACCGTGCCGGGACCCTGCGTATAGAAGCCGTTCAGCGAACGGATTGGACCCTGAAAAGTAGCCAAAGCCATTGAAATTCTCCGTGTTGTAGCACATTCCCACACCGTCTCTACAACGTCTGCTAGGACAGTCGGTGCGGGTGAAGGACCCTAGATCATCAAAACATACAGGCTATTAGAAAAAAGGGAAGGGGTTTTATCCCCTTCCCCCTAATCTTGCTTACGTCGAACCAGACGAACCGAACACGCCCAGCGGATCGGACCAGCCGAACGAATAACGCTCGCGGCTCTTGTAACGAACATTCCCGGTATCGAAGTCTCCATCCATTGACTGGGTCAACGGGGCGCGGGTGAACATCTTCAGACCATTCGGAACGTCCGTGGACAGGAACCAAGCATTGGTGTCGGTCAAGAAGTGGTTAACAGTGTAACCATCCGGGATCGAACCGTTGCTCTTCAGAGCGTTGATATCGTTATCGGAAGTGCCGACGCGAAGTTCGGTTTCCAGCAAACGGGTCGCAACGAACATCAGGCTCGGCGGGATAATCAACTTCTTCGGCTTTGCCGCGATCAGCAGGCCGCGTTCATCCGTCCAACCGGCGATCTGAATTACGGCAGCTTCTAGGCTGGTTTCATTCAAGTCGGCGGGAGTAGTCGGAACGTTGGAGTTGGTACCACCGGAAACCAACGGATGCGAAGCACTGAACAGAGCAACACCATCACCACCCTTATAGGAGGAGCTGAAGCCGTTATTCAGAACCGCAGCGCCCTTGGTCTGCTTGGTATACGCCATGGCACGGGCCAAAGCCTTGGTGTAACGCGCGGACAGGGAGTCATAGAGGTTATCCTCAATGGCTTCTTCTGTAAGCGAGAAACCAAGAGCAATCGTCTCGTGGTTGTAGCGGGCAGTGAAGACTTCCTGCGCATTGTCATACGCAATGGCAGAACCTTCGTTCTTAACCGGAGCAGCGGAGAAGCCCGACAGCTTGGTTTCTTCTTCGAACGAACGTTCCGAAGTCTCAAGATCAAAGATTTCCTTATGCTCTTCGCCGTAACGAGCATATTCCAGACCGAACAAGGCGTTCAGACCGGGCAGGAGTTCCTTAAGTAGCTGTGCGCGTGAAATAGCCATTTGTCATGTTCTCCTTAAATACCAGTAGCCTGACGGTACTGATGACCGCCAGTAGCACCGGTTGTGGG